TAAAACCTCAAAAAATGCCAATACCATTTGCAGCATTTCTACCGTTAATCGGTTCTGCCCTGGGCGCAGCTTCAACAGTTGCAACTAATGCAGCCCAACGCAGAACAAATCTTGATATTTATGATCGGCAAAGAGCTGATTCTCTTGCTGATTTCAATAAAATCAATCAATACAATTCTCCTAAAGAACAAATGGCACGCTTTAAAGATGCGGGCTTAAATCCTCATTTGATCTATGGCCAAACGAACACAGCTCAACCCGTACGTAGCACGGATGCTAAAACGCCTAATTATGTTGCTCCTCAGCTTGATATGTCTCCAGGTACTAATCCATTGTTAGTCCAAGCTCAAATTGACAATATCAAAGCAAATACACTCAAAGCCAATTCAGAAACTGATTGGAAAAATCTCAACACTAGAGTTCTTGATGATCGCAAAGATTATATTATTGGCAAAAGCCAATGGGATGCTAATAAAGCTAAATCAGAGCAAGAACTTACACAGTTCAAAACTTATTCCTTACAACAAAAATTAAAACCTGAGATCAATCAGATTATTGCTAATACGCAATTATCACAGGAAAGAAAAGCCCAGGTCTCTCAGTCTGTTTTAAATCTTGTTCAATCCATGAAACTTATGGAACAAAGAACACTTACAGAACAACAACAAAATGAATTCGTAAAAAAAGTGGATTCTATTTCTAAAGTAGGTGGTCTTGGTATTCAATTGCTTCGATTATTATTCAAATAAAAACAAACCAAAAATGAAACGCAGACAAAAAACAAAAGCGTATGGTAGCCGCCGCAAAAAAGGCTACAGTAAAGTAAAGAAAACCTATTACATTTCACGTGGCGGTATTCGCCTCTAAAAATCAAACAACATGAAGAATTTATTCAATTCTATCAAACTACAAAAACCAAAAAAAAACTCATTCGATTTATCGCATGATGTTAAACTTTCTGCTTCAATGGGAAATCTCACTCCCATTCTTACTCTTGAATGTGTTCCAGGTGATACATTCAATATCAGTTGCGAATCTCTTATAAGATTTGCTCCATTAGTCGCTCCCGTTATGCATCGAATGGATGTTACCATGCATTATTTCTTTGTACCTAATAGAATTATTTGGGAAAATTGGGAAAAATTCATTACTGATGCAAATAGCGGTATTGTTCCACCTTACATGCAAGTAACTTCTCAAGAATCTATCACTGAATGGCAAAAGTTTATGGATTATATGGGAGTTCCTCCAAACATTGCATCAGGTGTTACTACTAACGTCAATTCACTTCCTTTCTCTGCTTATCAATGTATTTACAATGAATATTATAGAGATCAAAATTTAGTAACCCCTGTTGATTACATGGCAGTTGATGGAAACAATACTGCTAACTACACAGAATTACTTAAACTACGCAAAAGAGCATGGGAACATGATTACTTTACTGCTTCCCTTCCTTTTGCTCAAAAAGGTGCCGCCGTTGACATTCCATTAGGCGATGTTAATATTCCTTATAATCGTATCCAGGGCCGTACAACAACTAACAACAATAGCAATATCGCTACTGCTGACGGAAACTATACATTTGATGCTACACCTGCACCATTAGGAACTGGCGGCTTATGGGCACCATCCCAAAATGTATCTGTTGATCCTACAACTATTAACGACCTTAGAAGGGCATTTAAGCTTCAAGAATGGCTTGAAAAAAATGCGCGCGGTGGTACACGCTACATCGAGAGTATTCTCTCTCATTTCGGCGTTAAATCATCTGATTCAAGATTACAACGTCCTGAATATATTACGGGTGTAAAATCTCCCGTTATTATCTCTGAAGTCCTAAACACTACGGGCGAATCTGCGGGTTTACCCCAGGGCAACATGGCTGGCCATGGAATATCTGTATCATCCGGCAAAGCAGGTCGCTATACTTGCGAAGAGCATGGTTACATAATTGGCATTATGTCTATTATGCCTAAAACTGCATACCAACAAGGTATACCCAGAACTTACCTTAAGAATGATACTCTTGATTATTTCTTTCCATCTTTTGCGAACATTGGTGAGCAAGAAGTGGCACTCCAGGAACTATATGCATATACGGCTAATGCTGAAACTACTTTCGGTTATGTTCCGCGCTATGCGGAATATAAATACATGCCTTCACGTGTCGCGGGTGACTTTAGAACAACACTCGACTATTGGCATCTTGGTAGAATATTTTCTACCGAACCCGCATTAAATCAAACATTTGTCGAATGTGCTCCCGCTAATACTACCAGGATCTTCGCCGTTGAAGATGGCACAGATCCTTTGTATTGCCATGTATATAATAAAATTCAAGCAATTCGTCCAATGCCGAAATTCGGAACTCCAACATTCTAGCAATGAGTACTCATTGCATGAACCCTTTTGAACTCAAACAACACCACGCGGGAACTCTTGTCCCGTGTGGTTCTTGTTACAACTGTGAAAGAAGAATGGTATCATCCTGGTCAATACGATTAATCAACGAAGGAGATCACTCTCATGATTCTCATTTCGTTACACTCACTTATAACAATGATCATTTACCATTGTCAAAAATGGGTTTTCAAACCCTGGTAAAAAAAGATATCCAGGATTTTATGAAACGCCTTAGAAAGGCTCATCCAATTGATCATAAAACAATAAAATATTTCGCTGTTGGCGAATATGGATCACAAACAAAAAGGCCTCATTATCATTTGATCCTTTTCAATGCAAACCCCCTACTCATTGAAAATGCCTGGTCTTTAAATGGCCAGGCTATTGGATCTATATTTATAGGCCAAGTATGCGAAGCTTCTATAGGCTATTGCCTTAAATACATTTCCAAAATATGTTACATTGGTAACGATCCTAAAAAAGATGATCGCCAAAAAAACTTCCGTTTAATGTCCAAAGGCCTGGGCATAAATTACTTAACTCAAAACATGATTGCATGGCACAAAGCAAACCCAACAGAACGTGTTTACACTCCGCTCAAGGACGGCAAAAAAGCACCCTTGAGTCGCTACTACAAAGAGAAGATATACAACGAATTAGAGAAGGAAAAAATAGCCTCTCACTTTCAGAACAAAGCGAATTTATCTCTAGAGAAATTACAAAAAGAACATGGAGACAATCTTCAATGTTTTCTTAATGAGCAGTATGCTTATGCTACTGCTAAAATGTTTAAAAACAAAAATAATAAATTATGACAACTTTAGTAAAAACGCGATATAATCGCGAACAACACCCATGTAATTACGAAGTAAACTTCGAACCTTCACAAACTGTCCCCGATCAAACTATGAGCATTAGAACGATCTTAGATCGTTATTCCCGTGGTCTACCGATCGGCGGCCAAATGGAATCTCTATGGCAAGAGGATGACGAATACAACGATATGCCCGATCCCAGAACTTTAGATCTATCAGAAAGGCAAGAACTTGCCCAACAAGCTGCCGAAGAATTAGCAGCAATCAAAAAAACAATAAACTCAAAAAAATATCCTAAAAAAACCTCAGGGGTGCAGGGGGATGAAATCCCCGCAACTCTCCCTGAGAAGGGAGCTGAGGGTACCGAAGCGCAAAAAACAGTCAACGAAGTTGACTAAAGCACTAATAATCCTTGATATATTAGTGCTAATTGACACTAAATGAGATAAAACCCCTAAATTAGCTTAGCGAAGCGAAAAAGGGAAGTAGCGAAGCGGATGACCAAAGAGCGCACGCAAAGCGATAAAAAAGGGGTTCTCTCATTGTCAATAAAAACAAAAAAAACAAGTATGCAATACTTAAAAGTCAAACCAAAAAACATCACAAATTACAAACAACGCGGACTTCTAGGCCGCCTTTACAAAACCTTAAAACCTTAAAAAATGCCAATACCATTTGCAGCATTTCTACCGTTAATCGGTTCAGCCCTGGGCGCAGCTTCAACAGTTGCAACTAATGCAGCCCAACGCAGAACAAATCTTGATATTTATGATCGGCAAAGAGCAGATTCTCTTGCTGATTTCAATAAAATCAATCAATATAATTCTCCTAAAGAACAAATGGCACGCTTTAAAGATGCGGGCTTAAATCCTCATTTGATCTATGGCCAAAC